CCAAAATAATGGGTTATCACAATTGTTTCCTAAAGTAGAGGCTGCGGGAAAAATAAGAATATTTGCTTTAGTGGATTCCATAACACAAACGTTTATGGATCCCCTGCATAAAGTTCTTTTTGAATTCTTGAGAGAGATCCCTAATGATGGGACTTTCGATCAAGAAGCATCAGTAAATCGATGTAAACAAAAAGTTCTTTCTTCAGGAAAAGCATGATCCTTTGATCTTTCTGCAGCTACTGATCGTCTGCCGGCTAGAATTACTGCTCAGTTGATTGAGTCTCTTATTGGTATTCCAGGCTTATCAAAAGCCTGACTATCAATAATGACTGCTCGAGGGTTTTCCTTCAATTTAGGTTCGGCAAAATCCTGTACTACTTCTCTTTATGAGGAGACAGACGGGAAACCGATATTCTATTCTGTTGGACAACCCATGGGAGCATTATCTTCTTGAGCTGGCCTTGCAGTGACACACCATTTCTTAGTCCAATACTGTTGATTACAGTTAGGTAAAGGGGATGATGTGAACACTACGAGGTACTAGGTGATGATATAGTTATTTTTAACGAAGAACTAGCAACAGAATACTTAGCTCTTTGTACAGGTTTAGGTATGGAGATTAACTTATCCAAATCTATCTCTGCGAAAGATCGTCAAGTGTTTGAGTTTGCTAAAAGAACCGTTATAAATGGGATCAATGTATCACCGATTTCATTTAAACAGTTACTAAGCCAGTCTGCCTTGGGTTCACGGGTTGCAGATGCATTCCGTTGACTCCAAGAAGGGTTGATTACTAATTTGTTTCAGTTGAACACCGTGCTTTCCAAGCATGGGACTTCACGCCTAGAGCAGAAAGCTCTAGGTATGGAATCTGTGACATTACTAGGTCTATTAGCCAATAAAGGCATGATAGAGCATAGAATGGTAATACGCGCTCTAGTCAAACCCAAAGGGGTTATCGACTGAAGTAGGGAAGAATTAAATCTCCCTATCAGAGCGTTATTACTACAGATTCTTAATCTTTTCTCAGGGAAAGCTGATTTGAGTTTCCCTTTTACAAGGGAAGACTCATGGGCAATATCCGAAGAAATCGAAAGACTTTTAGTCTTCTCAATTCTAAGGTCTTGCCACCGAATGGTGGTGAGGTCATTAGATTTAGTGACGAAGTTGCGTAACTCCGGGTATTCTCTTGTTACTAATCCTTCAAAAGATGCTGATTGAAATAAACAGCTCTTGGATTGATGACAAGGGAACGTTCAAC